ATTTTAATACTATTTAATTCGACATTATTTAATTCGACATTATTTAATTCGACATTATTTAATTCGACATTATTTAATTTAAACTACACACATACACACATACACACGCACCGCCACCAGCATTAACGTGCATACATAAGTCCAGCATTACCCGACATAAATGTGACAACATTATATCTTTCTTCCAGTACGACTAAGTTATAATTATAATCATATATACGCCATGTCGGTTTGTTTACACCGATGGGTAACCTTGTCGCGGGGTCACAAATTGTTAAGAAATTCGCACTAGGGTCAAGAGGAGGATAAAACGTTGTAAATTCAAATTGAACATTCGAAAATTTACTTGTATTAAGCGCTCCAGTAGGTTGAAAATTAAATGGGTCTGTATCTAGACAAAAATTATAACAATACAGTCCTGTAGGGGCATTGCTTTGCGTTCGTACATACTTTTCTATAAAGTTATAAACACCTACATCTAGTACATTTTCTCGATATTTTCCATCCAATAAAATAGCCATATTTAATAATATACCGCGCTGATTATTTGCACTAAAAGGTTGTGTAACAAAAAGCCCAGTATTATTTTGCGTTAATGTACTATAACCTGGTCCTACAGGAGGAACACTACATGATACATTTATACCTCCATATATCCCATTATACTCTGTAGTTGGCGTAACAGGTGCTGGAATTATATTCACAGGTAAGTAATTATATGGCCAGTTTGAATAGTTGCTCCACTGGTTTCGCAAGTTAATGTCACTTCGCTGAAAAAAGAACATCCAACTACTTACCATCCCGAGTGTATTTTCTAGCCATACTCGATGCGACCCAGTAACATTCTCGAAATTCCATTCATACGCCGACTTGATTAAATATTTTTGTTCATTTGCAGCAAATGTCTTCGCTTCATCATTTGATAAAAATGCATATGTGCTAATTAAGTGTATGTCGGCATTCCACTCAGATTGTGCGGTGTTACTATACCCCGACGCATCTAGATTCACGCTTGGCGGTGATTGAAGAAAACGGTACAACTGCATATACTCGTTTGTATAATTGGGGCGAACGATTGGCCAACCATTTTCTGGGTCCATGACATCGCGAATTGTATATAAATCATTGATAGGTCGCATAACTACATCTATTTTTAGCTGATTGTATTGAAGCGCAATTAGAGGAAACGCCATTTTACTTGAAAGCGTAAACCATGCATTTATAGGTATATATAACCTACGACTTCTAATAGAAGGTTCGGAACCTTGTGGCAAATTAGTATAGTACGCATTTGGGTACATGTTTATTCTACTATTCGAATTTCCTGGATCATTTAACTCGGCAGTATTCCCAGTCATGTCGTCATATAATGCCTTCTTTGCTCCCGAAAAATCACGCTGAACCAATCCCAATAAATATTTACCCGTCAACACTTGTAATGTTTGCCCCCCAACCGATATTCTTACCTCTTTTATCATTTGTGTTCCTAAATTCTCAATCCATCGAAACTCATATGGTGCCCAGTCTTTCACACCACACGTGGGATTCGGTGGATATATCGGGCTCCATATCGTCGGTAACGTAACTACAACATATGTATCCATTAAAAGATCCGCATACCTTGGAACATAAAATGTAAACGTAGAATCTGTAGTTAATCGCAAAGACCTTTGTCCTGTAAAATCGATTCTAAATTTTTGTAACCCAAAGTTTGTATACTTTGAATATGTTGATTTAAAAAATGTTTTCTTAGGGTTTCCATTTAATATTACATTTTGATTTCCATAAGATACAATATTTAGTAATCCCCCTGTCATGTTTTGTTTATATACTGTTATATATTATTATATATATTTAACATATTAATAATTTTTAACAAGTTTTTTATATATATAATTAATATCATTATATAATTAATATCATTATATAATAATATAATTAAAAGTATGTCAGCACCAGCACCACCAGGTTCACCAGCACCTCCACAACCAGGTGGAGGTATTAATATCAATTTCTTGCCTTCTACAGCTGCTATACGCAGTGCATTAACTTCACAGGTTACTCCTATGGCAATTCATTGGTTTGGGATGGCATTTGTTATCGTCGTGTTACTATGGCTTATTACCTATATTACTACAAAAATTAATTTAGGAAAAACAAATTGTGATATTATTAAAGAAGTTAATACGAAATCGACTCCGACAAAAATAAATTCAAGTTGGACTACATCTAGCTCTCCCGACTATGCTGGAAAAAATCTGCGAGACTTTTATATTAAAACGGCATACAACTGTTGTGCTTCAGGTCAATTCAAAAGCGATTATGTTAGTATGTGTGCTATGCAAAATGCTATCAAGCAGGGCGTACGCTGTTTAGACTTTGAAATATTTTGCGTAGATAATATTCCTGTTGTAGGCGTTTCATCTATTGACCAAATTGGTGTAAAACAAAGTTACAATAGTCTACCCGTTTCGCAAGTTCTAAAAGAGTTGAATAATATTGCGTTTTCAGAAACGGCGGGTATATGTCCTAATCCAAGAGATCCGCTACTCTTACATTTCCGAATAAAGACGAATAATGTTAACATTCTTAATATAATGGCAAGTGAAATTGCTGAAAATTTGGGTGATAAATTATTACCTATTGAATTTATGCGCGAATCTAATGGAAGGAATATGACAAAACGCCCCATTAAAGACTTTATAGGAAGAGTTGTCATTATGGTTGAAAAAAATAATACAGCTAACGCAATGCCATTGTTGTACCAATCGAAAAATATGTGGGAACTTACAAATGTTACTACAAACTCGGTTTTTATTCATTCAAAACGATTCATGGATATTAAGAACTCAAATGACCTCGAAACAATTACCAACTTTAACAAAGAAAATATTACACTTGTTTTACCTGACTTATCTGTATCAAATGCAAACTATATTTCTACAGTTCCGCAAGCACTAGGATGTCAACTTATGGCTATGAGTTTTCAAAATGTAGACCAGAATTTGCTTACCTATAATGAATTATTTGAAAAGAGAGAAAGTGCGTTTGTTCCAAAACCAAACGAACTTATACACGTTCCTGTATTTATCGATAAACCTGCACCTTTGCCGAGTTACCTTAGTTTTGCTGCGAAACAAGTGGATGGTCCAGGCAATATTAAAATTAATGTATAAAGTATGTATAAAGTATGTATAAAGTATGTATAAAGTATGTATAAAGTAAGTTTTACTTTCTTAAGCAAATTACTTTCTTAAGCAAATTATTTTCTTAAGCAAATTACTTTCTTAAGCAAATTACTTATACATTATTTAGTTCACTATAACTATCCTATTTTATTATATCCTAATAATATAATAATATATACCACATTAATTTACCTATATTCATGGATACTACAGATAATACGAAAAATAACCAAAATAATCCTTTAAATGTATTATACTATGAAAACCGTGAGTTAGAGTTATTAAAAAATGCGATAAATATTGAAGCTAAAAAGCGCGGTGAACGTATTGCTCAAAATCCTGTAATGAAAGACATCATTTCGGTTCTTGAGAAATTTATCCGCGACAAACATCTTGTTTGTTATGGTGGAACAGCAATTAATAATATTCTTCCCCCGATCGACCAATTTTACAACCGAGATTTAGAAATTCCCGATTATGATTTCTTCTCGCCAAATGCAATGAATGATGCAAAGGCTTTGGCTGATATTTATTATAAGCAAGGATTCTCCGACGTAGAAGCAAAGGCGGGTGTCCACTATGGTACCTATAAAGTATTCGTCAATTTCTTTCAGATTGCAGACATCACGCAGCTAGATAGTAAACTATTTAGTAGTCTTAAAAAAAATGCTGTTATAAAAGAAGGTATTCATTATTCTCCGCCTAATTTTTTAAGAATGGCAATGTATTTAGAATTGTCTCGTCCTGGTGGCGACATCACTCGTTGGGAAAAGGTTTTAAAACGTTTAAATCTTCTTAATAAAAATTATCCACTTAAGGCAGAAAAATGTGACCCCGAATCATTTCGTCATTCTTTATCTGCGCGTTCAAACACAAAACAATATTACTATCAAAAAGAAATCATACAAAATGTTATCAAAGATGTTGTATCAAGTGATAATTTGGTGTATATAGGTGGTTATGCGAATGCGCTTTACTCGCGTTATTTAAAAAATCGTGAAAAAATGTATCTAAATGAAATACCCGATTTTGACTTATTGTCGAATACACCAGATAAAACCGCAAAAAAAATAAAAGAAGAATTGGAAAAGCAAGGGGTACTTAATGTATCTATTCAAACAAAACCGTCAATCCCCGAATATTTATCTACACACTATGAAATTAAAGTTGGTTCTCAAGCGGTGGCTTATATTTATAAACCATTGGCGTGTCATAGTTATAACACCATAAAGCTAGATGGGAAAATATTTCGCGTCGCTACTATTGACACAATGATGAGTTTTTATTTACTATTCTTATATGCAAAACGACCATACTATAATCCTAGAAGAACTCTTTGTCTATGCGAGTACCTTTTTAAAATACAACAGAAAAATCGTCTTAAAATGCAGGGACTATTGCGTCGTTTTAGTATAACATGTTATGGTAAGCAAAAAACGCTAGAGGATATTCGAACCGAAAAATCAAAACAGTTTAAAAAACTTAAAACTAAAAAAAATACCAACGAGTATAATAAATGGTTTTTGCGTTATAATCCTGAGCTCAATAAAAATAATAAGCCTATTCAAAAGCCAAAGAAAACGAAAGAAGACTTGATAAATGAAGCAAAACTTGCCTTGGAGGCAAAGGCAATTACATCTAAAGCGGTTATTGCTGAACTAGAAAAAATACCCAGTGTAAATAAAAAAACGAGGAAAACGTCACAGTCAGAAGTGAGAAAGTCGCTTATGTCGGTTCGTGCTACAAATTATATCTCTCGTTTATTAACAAATAAACAAAAAAAAACAAATGCTACTAAAAAAATAAATAAGAATAAAAATAGTATTTCTAATGAAGAGTTATTATTTATTCAGAATGAATTTACACCTTCGAATATTGCTATAAATTTAACAGATGAAAAAATATATAAGAGCTGATGTAAATTTATATATAATAAATAGTATCTAAAATCTAAAACTGCGACAACTATACAATAAAAAATAGTATTTATTATTGTATTTATTATTGTATTTATTATTGGATTTATTATTGTATTCTCACGAATCTCATACATCTCATGTTCTATACATCTACACTTTCTAGTACTCTCATTACTCCAAAATATCCTAGACCGAATAAAGAACTAACAAAAACGAGACCGCGGATATTGTAGTTACCATCGGTATTAAATACGGATGGTATATATTTTAACAAATACTTTCTAAAAACAGGCAACTGAAATGCAAAATAAAGTATGCCGACCAATAGAGGTACTTGTATTAATTTATATATATTTTCCATTGTATCAACATTATTTACGTTATTCGTATATCTCGCTTCGTTCATTACTTCTTCTTCTTCGTGTTCTCCAATATAATCACCATTTTCTTCTTTTCTGTAATTATTAGGAACATAATTAGGATTTATTTGCGCATCATTCATCATGCCAGTTGTATTCATAGGTATATCCCGTGAAGGCAAATTTGTCATTCCTGAAGCACTTGCTCTTTGCAATCCGTTTACTAGTTCATTCATAACATTTTGTTGTTGTCCTTGTTGTTGTTGTTGTTGTTGATATTGTGGTTGTTGCATTTGTTGTTGTTGCGGCATTTGCATACCCATACCACCACCAACACCACCGCCCATCATATTTACTCCTGCAACATTCGGTGAATACACTTGTGCGGGTGGCATAACCTGATTATTCATCATACCGCCTTCTCCCATTCCACCCATTCCGCCATCACCTCTCATACCGTTATTCATTTCAATTTTTTGAATTACTATATTGTTTTGATTCCCTGAACTTGGGTCGGTTGGAAGATCATCAATGCTTGTCGTATCAGACATTTATTCTCTTAATATATTCTATAAAGAATGATAGATTTCATTTACTACGCAAATCTTACAGTTTTTTTTTTAGAATCACATGCCTCTGAATTACTCTTATAGGTATAACATTTTTTACCATATAAATACGTCTCTTTTTCAAGTTCGTGTATGGGAGGCGATGTAAATTCAATACAATTTTCACCATAGCATTCTTTTCTAAACAATGTTGATAACCCCAATCCGAGAATTATCGAAATTATATATTTACTTGTCTCAGAA